CAAGTCTCTTCCTGAAGACAAAAAGCAGCACTGCCGCAACCACGGCGGCTTTGCCCCTTGCCCTTGCAAGGCCCGCCGCCCCGGATGTTTCACGCGCCGCACATTGGCGGCAATATGTATTCCAAGGCCCCGCGCCCGCGCCGCACATTGGCGGCCCGCGCCCGGTTGTATCGCGCGTTTTCACTCAGCATAGATTTTCAAGGTTCACGCCTACCACTTCGCGGCGGTTTCCCGCCGCCCGCGCCCGGGCACCTTTTAAAAGGGCGGCATTCCCGGGGCCGCGGTTTTTGAGAATATTGCGGGGCACAACCCCGCCGGGCACCCACAACCGCGCCGCCGCGCGGGCGCGCCGCGCTTGCATTGCCGTCTGGGCCTGCCGGATGTTTCGCGGGCGTTTCGCGTGGCCTTGCGGCCCGCCGCCCTTGGCGCGTCCATACCCGCCGCGCCCCTGCGGCCCGGGGCGTTTCGCGTGGCCTTGCGGCCCGCCGCCCCGGGGAAACATATAAGCGAATGAAACCTATATGTTTCAATATCATCATAGCCTAGGCTGTCAACCAGCCGCCCGCCGCGCTTTTAATTTGCTAAATATGTATAGCCTAGGCTATCACCGCCAAATAGTACAAATTGTAGGTTATTTTGCACAACAGCGACTTTCAAGAGGTAACATATCGAACATATGTATAAAACCCTTTATTTTCAACGGTTTTCAGCGTTTCGCATAAAAATAATTGGCGAATTATAGAAAAATGATAAAAAATCCTATACATGAAAAACCCTTTATTTTCAACGGTTTTCTGCCCTTGTATCCCATTTATGGGACAGCAAATGCTGTCTATCTTGTATTTTTGTGTATTTTGTACGTAAAACATATTTGACATTTACGCTTTTAAGTGTAAAGTAAAGTGTTCAAAAAGTTCTGATTTTTGCCTTTTGTAAATGTTTACCATCTGTACTTTCACGCAAGAATTATGTATTTTTACACAAACATTTATACGCCCATGGGCGGCCTTGCCCCGCCACGCTGTCAGTCCTTTGCCCGCCGCCCCGCCTAGGCTGTCAGCCCGCGCCGCGCCCGGGCCGCGCCCGCCATGGCGGCAAGCTGCAAGGTTAGCCCATGCTAACTACTATAGTTAGTCATACATAACATACGAGTATAGTCCTCTTTATGGGACATAGTCTTGTGGGGCCGTATTTTGCGATATAAGCGGCTTTTATGCTTTACGGCTATCTGTATACGCGGACAGCGTAAAAACCGCGTATACGAAAATTGCTATATTATCAACCAAAAAGTTAGTAATACTATCTCTTAAGATGGTAAATAGTCAAGAATACTACCATAAAAGTTGCTATTATCCGTAAAGATGTTATTGTATGGCACAAATAGTCCCTTTTATGGGACAAGAGATAGTGAGATGGTAAAAAGTGGGAATAGTGAGATGGTAAAAAGTGGGTATGGTAAAATTTTCCGCCAAGCTTTCCGCTATATAACCGATAGTTATATATCGAGTGCCTATAACCTTAGGTTATAGCATGGCCCGCGCTGGCATGTCCGCAATAGTTAGACATTCTAAATAATTGCATGCAATACAATTGTACATATATACAGATATCCCCAAAAGCCGTATATGGCAATGGCTGACATGGGGGCATGTTTCCACTGAAAAAGGGCCAGCAGGACGCCACCAGCCTGGCTAGT